AGATCTCCTATGTGGAGCTGAAGTTCCCCCGTCTGGTTCTCGAGTTGACGGGGGTGTATAATGGACCGACGGCTAGCTCTCCATGAGAAGCTGGTAGAGATCCTCGGGTCTGATAAGGTCTATTACCAACCACTCCCGTCTCTTAAGCTCTCGTATCCGTGTATCGTATACGAGCGGCATCCGGGTGATCCGATGTACGCGGACAATCTCAAGTATATCAAAGCAAACCGGTTCCAGGTTACTCTGATTGCCCGGCATCCCGAGGACCCGACACGAACGAAGATCGAGGACCTTTTGTTCAGCCGCCATGAGTCTCGACTCATAGCGGACAACCTCTATCACGACATCTTCGACGTCTACTATTAGGAGATAAAATGGCAGCTCTCACTTGGGATAAGACCGGTGAGCGCCGTATTGAGACTGGTGTCGACCACTGTGCACTGTATGTGTACAACCCGGCACAGAAGACCTACGGCAAGGGCGTCGCTTGGAATGGTATCACCGCCATCTCCGAGAAGCCCGAGGGCGCTGAGGCTACTGACCTCTACGCCGACAACATTCTGTACCTCTCGATGCTCTCGGCTGAGAAGCTGAAGGCCACCATTGAGGCCTACACCTATCCCGATGAGTTCGAGCAGTGTGACGGTTCCGCCACGCTGACGAAGGGTGTCAAGATCGGTCAGCAGGACCGACTCGCCTTTGGTCTCGTCTACCGCACCAAGATCGGTGACGACGTGGCTGGTCAGGACAAGGGCTACAAGCTCCACGTCCTGTACGGCTGCAAGGCTTCTCCTTCCGAGAAGGGTTACAAGACCGTCAACGACTCTCCCGAGGCGATCTCCTTCTCCTGGGAGCTGTCCACCACCCCTGTCACGGTGAGCGGAGCCAAGCCCACCTCACTGCTGACCATCTCGTCTCTCGACGTCGATCCGGGTAAGCTGAAGACCCTCGAGGCCAAGCTGTTCGGTTCTGACGCCGGTCAGGGCGGCGCTACGGATACCGAGCCCAAGCTCCTCCTGCCGGACGAGATCAAGGCTCACTTCGCAGGCTGATATACCACACCGGGGGCTCAGAGACCTAGACTCCTGGGCCCTCGGTGCCTGCAATGCTTATAGTTTCTATCCCGGATCTCGACGGGTTCGACGAGGAGACAGGTACCTTTGTCTCCATGCCTGGCGGAATCCTGCACCTGGAGCACAACCTGGTCTCGCTGTCAAAATGGGAGTCAATCACCCATAAACACCTCATCGGGAACGACAAGATCACACCTGATGAGATGGCCCTCTACATCAAGTGTATGATCACAGATGAAGAGTACGACCCGTCGCTCCTGGATAGGATCCCTCCATCTGAGGTCGATCGTATCAGTGCCTACATGGCCGACACGATGACGGCCACAACAGTCCGTGATACCGGAGATGGGTCCGGATCTGGTGAGTACACATCGTCCGAGTTGATCTACTACTGGATGATCGCTTGCCAGATCCCCTTCGAGTGTGAGACATGGCACATCAACCGACTACTCACACTCATTCGGGTTTGTAACCAAAAGAATCAGCCTGATAAGAAGATGTCCCAGTCCGAGATTATGGAACGGAACCGGGAACTCAACAGAGCCAGGCGAGCTAAGCTTGGCTCGAAGGGATAATAATGATCAGTCACGAAGACATTCCCGAGGAGGCGCTTGCTCCGCAGGCCCACATCGGCACTGATCCTATGGAAGACAAGGAGATTCACGTCTCCCAGACTACCGAGGTGATGAAGTGAGCGTCGCAGACAACGTACTCGCTCGCGCCGCAGCGAGGATTGGTTACTATGCACCAGACGACCCTCAGCCCGGATCCGAAGCTGGCCGATACTGGGCAGCTCGAACTGGTCAGCAGTGGCTTGCTGGACCGTCCGACTCTGTTTGGTGGTGCATGCTCTTCGTCAGCATGTGTCTGGACGAGTGCGGGCAGATTGACGCTATTGGAGGATTCTCCTTTAACACTGACTACACCGTCAACAAGGTCCGCCAGCACCCTGACGCTTACTTCGTATCGGTTTACGACGCCCGACCGGGCGATGTCGTCATCTACGACTGGGACGGCGGCGGCACGGACCACGTGGGCTTCGTCGAGAAGAACCTTGGCGGCGGCACACTCCAGACGATCGAGGGCAACACCTCGTCTGGCAGCTATGGCTCTCAGTCTGCTGGGAACGGTGTTTGGCGGCGTGTCCGCAATCAGTCGATCGCGTATGTGATCCGGCCTGCGTATACTGACTCTCCGAGCAACACTGCTCCCGCTGGACCGGCCGACATCCGTGCTCTCCAGCGTGCCGTTCGGGCTAACCCCGACAATGTCGCCGGACCGAACACTCGCTCTCGCTGCTACGCTCTGGCCGCGGCTTCCAACTGGGGCGGGAAGACTTTCCCCTTCGGTGTGGCCTTCACGCAGTCTGTGGTTGGTACTGAGCAGGATGGGATCTGGGGCGAGGCCTCTGAGGAGGCTCACGACGCGACCGTCGAGGCCGTTCAGGCTGCAGTCGGTGCAGAGGTCGATGGCGTCTACGGCGCCGAGACTAACACCAAGGTGAACGCTCTGCTCGACAGGGCCGAACAGCCGTAGGAGGCTCAAAATGGCAGCGCCATACTGTACTTTAACGGGAACAATTCCCGGAGGAGAGAATGGTCGGGCTCTTGTCCGAATCGTTCCTGACGTGAAGGGGGCTACGGCTACCGTTGACGGTGCCGCAGTCTCGATGCGCGAGCACATGGTTCGGACAGACCAGGCTGGCGCTGTCAATATCGATGTGCTGGCTCCGGGCGCTGGAGTAACACCCTCTGGCGCCTGGACCCACACCATCTACATCGATTCCCCCAAGTTTGACATCGTCAAGCACGTTGCTCTGACTCAGGGTGGAACTATTGACATAATGTCCGCGGATCCAACACCCGAGATCTCACCGCTTCCGTTCGGCGGTGGAGGTGGCGGTGGAGCTGGCGCACCTGGTCCTCGTGGCCCACAGGGACCTACCGGGCCTAAGGGTGATCCGGGTCCTGCTGGCCCTCCTGGACCTAAGGGCGATGCCGGTGAACGCGGACCTGCTGGACCGGAAGGCCCTCGGGGTCTTCAGGGTCCCCCTGGACCTGCTGGAGGCGGAGCTGGAGGAACCCCGGTACCTGGCCCCGAAGGACCTCGAGGACCTGCTGGTCCCCCTGGACCTAAGGGAGAACAAGGAGTCCAGGGTCCTCCCGGACCTAAGGGCGATAACGGACTTCCTGGCCCAGCCGGAGCAAATGGTCAACCTGGACCTAAGGGTGAGAATGGCTCGGCCGGTCCTGCTGGACCTCCTGGTCCTCAGGGTCCTCCCGGACCTGCTGGAGAGCGTGGCCCTGCCGGTCAGGATGCGGTGACGCCTCAGCTCGACCGATACCTCACCAAGGACGAGGCAGCCAAGACATACGGCGAGAAGGCCGATGTTGAAGACGCACTCCGACAGACTAACCCATTCAAGAACGGAGCTCGGTACTACTCTCCGGTAACCTATTACTGGCCTGACTACTACCAGGACGGAAAGCCTGGGCAGTTCTCAAAGTGGGCACAGACTCTGAAGTTCCGGGACAACCTCGGGTACGTCATCCTTAACCGCAATAGCGGAGACTGGGAGGCGCAAGAGGTAGACTTCCAGAAGCAGGGCGAGCTGGCTCTCGGTGCGGGAGCGAAGAAACTCCTGTTCTACATCAAGACTCAGTATGGAGCGGCCATCAATCCCGATGCTGAGGAGAACCGAGGTGTTCCTAATGCGGCTAAGTTCACCAAAGAGTACATCCTTGAGCAGCTGAAGCGCGCTAAGCACTGGTATGGCGACCTGGTACAGGGGGTCTTCCTTGACGAGGTTATAAACGGCTGGGATGCTAGGAAGGATCGGCTTCCGTGGTATAAGGATCTAATCGATACGATCCGCCGTGAGAATGGTATCGACTTCGTGATTGCGATCAACACAGGATCCAACATCTCGCAGGCGGTATGCGACCTCGACTTTGACGTCTGTATGATGTTTGAGGGGACAGCTGCGAAGTTCCTCGATGAGAATCCGACTTCGCCCATTCTTCCAGACCACATGAAGGCCTATCCGTCCACTCGCTGGTGGGCAGTGGTACACTCGGTCACCTCGGAGAACTACCAGAAGGTATTCGATAAGGCGGATAACCTCGCGATCAGCCACCTATATGTCACCGACGGCTTCCTCGTTGAGGATCCTCAAAATGGTGGTCAGTGGCACCCAGTTGGGAACCCCTACGAGAATCCCCCGGGCGCTGAGATCCGTGAGCTGATCATCCCGTGGCTCAAGGGGTACCTGAAGCTGAAGCTGAAGGTCGACAACCTGAAGATCCCTGAGATTCCGAAGATGATCGTCCTCGGACCAGATGATCCAGTGCCAGCAGGGACTCCGTCTGGGACGGTGATCGTTAGGCGGGCCAAGTAATGGCTAGCGTATTCCCAGTAATTGGTGCATGGTGGGGAGGTAATGGCGCTCGAATAGGTGACGGGCGTCTGATCCGAAAGGGATCCAGCTCCACCCCATTCGAGAGTGCTGCCTATACCGTCGGTGATCGTAAGTGGACGGTTGAGATAACCTACACCTCAGCTATGTCCGACACGCAGATCGCAATGCGGGCTAACTGGTTCCTGGCGAACAAACAGAAGACCGATAAACAGGACTTCATTACCACCTGGAACATCCGCGCAGGGTCTAATGCCGCCGTAAAGTTCGAGTTCGAGCTTCCGGTAAACACCTACCCAATGTGGACTCCGTCCATCGCGGTCCCGGGTACGGCTCAAGACATCACTATCCACAACTTCAACGTCTATGAGACGCCTAAGCCGGGTATCGAGGTTGTAGCTACCCAGGCGCTGCTTGGCGTTGGTGGGTCGATGGGTCTGATGTCATTTCCGCAGGCTCGAGTAGATGATGTTGTGGTGGTGTTCTATGCGTCGCAGTTCGGAAACACCGCAGCAAGCCCCCCGATAGGCTGGGGATCCTCTTACGAGAAGAACATCAGCGGTCGATCCGGGTATGTTGCTATTAAGCGACTCTCGAACTCCACTGAGGCTAACAACGTAAAGCTTCATGGAGATACGGCCTCCACCGCCCGAGAGCGAGCTCTTTGCTTCCTGCTTCGAGGGGTTAAGGACTTCCATCTGAACCCTTGGACTGCTGGGTCGCCAGTGTTCAAGGATCAGACTCAAATCCACCTTGTAGCTGCCCAGTATCACGGGAACAATAAGACCCCGCTCGTACCTTGGCAGGATCCTTCCGAAGATCGGCATTACTCGACGGGCGGAGCGTCCACCACTGAGTCTTGGTCCTCCATCGAGGCTGGAATCACCAAGTCGGTTAAGCCTGGGACGAATGCCCTGGGTTTTGCATGGGTCGATCTCCTCCCGGAGGTTCCAGAGGAAGAGAAGAAGGTTGTTCCGGGTGTCGCCATCGCTGAGGGTAAACTCGACAACCCCGTCTTCATCTACGATAATGGGGAAGAGCGTCCTGCTCTGATGAGAGCCGTTCCTCGCGGATACAAGGACATCGGGACCATGATGATTACTCGTGGATTCCTGATCGCACACCGAGGAGGGTCCGTCAGCTGGCCTGAGGCATCAATGAGGGCATACACCAATGCTGTCATGTTCGGTGCTGGGGCTCTGGAGGTCTCGTGTCAGAAGACAAAGGACGGTGTGTGGTTCCTCAACCACGACCGAACCCTTCAGCGAGTCGACAAGTCTGCTCCAGACACCCCCGTCACTGAAATGACCTGGGCGGACATCCAGAAGTACCACACCATCGGCGAGCCATTCATGACCGTCGAGGAGTACTTCGCCGCCTACGGCTCAAGCCACATCACGGTACTCGATCCGAAGTATTCTGCTGCTCAGTGGCAGGAACTGAAGAAGTTCTTCCCGACTGATGCTCATGGGAGAATCATCTGGAAGTTCTCGATCGATGCCGGATGGCTGGCCAACCAGTGGAAGTCCGATGGTTGGAAGTGCTGGGGGTACTCCTACCCCGATCATGTTACTGATGGGCGGATTAACGAGTGGCACAAGCCCTGGGACTACATTGGTATGTCCTGGGAAGCCAGCGATGAGGTTTGGCGCCGAACCACCGCTCTTGGTAAACCGGTATGGGGTCACATCTGCCCGACAAGGCAGGCTTACGACGATGCCCTAGCCAAGGGCGCCATCGGATGTATGGTCTCTGGAGTGGCCAACATCTACTCCGAATCTCTAGTCTAGGAGAATCATGATTACGATCGAGAGCCAGGGAGACTGGAAACTCACCAGGAATTGGTTTGACAGAATGACGAAGTTAGACCTGGCTCTGATCATGAATCAGTTCGGCAAGGAGGGGGTTTCTGCTCTCAAGGCGGCGACCCCCTCCAGGTCGGGCGAGACGGCAGCTAGCTGGAACTACGAAGTCACCAGAACTGGCGAGAACTGGAAGATCACCTGGACCAACTCACACGTAAACAACGGCGTAAACATCGCCGTCATCTTGCAATATGGTCACGGTACTCGTAATGGCGGGTATGTCGTCGGCCGAGACTACATCAATCCCGCTATCAGGCCCGTATTCGACAAGATAGCGAAGAAGGCCTGGAAGGAGGTCACTAAGTAGTGGCTACTATTGACGAGCGGGTAGTCTCGCTCAAGATGAACAACAAGCAGTTCCTCTCCGCGATCAAGGAATCCGCGTCCGGTATGGACAAGCTCAAGGAATCCTTGAAGATGCAGGGGGCTGCAGATGGCCTCTCTCGTATTGGAGAGATCGCTAAGAACACCACCCTCGGCGATCTAGCCACCAAAGCTCTTGACATCGGCAAGAACATGACCGTCATGCAGGGTCTTGCTGTCACCGCATTCGGTGGAATTGGTGTCGCGGCTCTTAATGCTGGTCGAAGCGTGGTCTCTGGTTTCATCGGAACCATTAAAGACGGCTTTAATGAGTATGAGCTCAAAATGAGAGCAATTCAGACCATTATGGCCAACACAGTCGAGAAGGGGACTACCCTAGGCGAGGTTAAGACCTCTCTGGCCGAGCTGAACACCTATGCCGATAAGACGGTATACAGCTTCAGCGACATGACTCATGCCATTGGTCTATTCACCGCAGCTGGTGTCGATCTTCAGACATCCGTAGCATCAATTAAGGGTCTGTCTAACCTCGCAGCGGCCTCTGGTTCAACTGCCCAGCAGACAGCCACTGCGTACACCCAGCTTTCTCAGGCTATCGCGGCTGGCGCAGTCCACCTTCAGGACTGGAACTCGCTAGTCCAGGCAGGTATGGGCGGTGAGTCATTCAGGAATGCCCTTATCGAGACCTCCCGAATGATGGGTACTGGCTATGATGAGGCTATTGCTAAAGACGGAAACTTCCGAGAGTCTCTCAAGGAAGACTGGCTTACTGCTCAGGTCATGACGACCACTCTGACTGCTCTGACAAATGACCTCTCTGAGGCACAACTTGTCGAGATGGGCTACTCAGAGGAGCAGGCCCATAAACTCAAGCAGTTCGCTCAAGGCGCGTTTGATGCTGCGACCAAGATCCGAACCTTTAGTCAGTTAGTAGATACCACTAAGGAAGCTATTGGCTCTGGATGGGCAGAGACGTTCGAGATCCTATTTGGTGACTTCGAAGAGGCATCAGTCCTTTTCACCTCTATTGGTGATTGGCTGGGTGGGGTAATTAAGTCTAGCGCCGATGCTCGAAATGGGTTCCTCCAGATGTGGAAGGACCTTGGCGGACGCACCGCCCTCGTTCAGGGTCTGGCAAATATCTTCTGGGCAATCGTCAAGGTTCTCGGACAGATCGGAACAGCCTTCCGTCGAGTATTCATGAATGCCACGGCAGAAGGCCTAGTCCGTATCACCAAGGCGTTTGAGAACTTCACGTCTAAGCTCATCATCACGAACAACTTTGCCGAGAAGCTTGAGTGGACGTTCACAGGGGTCTTCTCGATCTTCCATATCTTCGCCACCATCCTCGGCGAGGTAGCTCAAGTCATCTTCACGGTCGCCTCACACATTATCAGCGCACTATTCCCAGCGTTCACAGGGATCAACTCTGGCGTATTCCAGATTACGAAGGTAATTGGCAAGGCGATCTACTGGTTCGATCAGTGGTTCACCAAGTTGGACCTCGGTGGAAAGCTACTGAAGCTGCTTCTTCCACCGATTGATCTCGTTGGTAAGGCTATTAAGTGGGTCGTGGATAAGATCCATGACTTTATTATGTGGCTCGACTTCGGTGGAAAGGTCACTAGCGCTGCCAACGGACTGAAGAGTCTAGCGTCGAAGTTCGGGCTCATCAAGGATGCTCTAAAGAACTCGGTTGTCGGCCAGCAGTTCTCCGCAGCTATGGACTCTATCCACAGCGGAATCGACAAGGCCAAGAATAAGCTTCACGAGTTTGGTCAGACTGTCGGCGACAAGCTGAAGGCGAAACTCACCTCTGGAAAGTCAGCTCTGTCTGACTATTTCAAGGGCTTCGACCTGAGTAACATGACCACTTCTGAGGCGATTGTCTCGAAGCTCGGATCTAAGTTCGATGAACTCGGTAACAAGCTCAGGATTTCCGAGAAGGTTCAGTGGCTCAAGGAGAAACTTGTTGAGCTGAAGGATGCGCTTGTCGATACATGGAATACTATTCAAAATAGTAGTGTTTGGGACCACCTTGGCAAGTCCTTCTCCGACATCGGCGGTAAGGTCAAGGAAGTAGCGGTCTCATTCCGCGACTGGGTTAACGGTCACGGTGAGGTCAAGGCTAAGGCTAAGGAGGCAGCGGGTGCCGTATCTGAGGTAGGTACTGCCGCAGCCCAGGCTGCTAAGGAGACCGGTCAGGCCGCTAAGGAGAACTTCCTCAAGAAGTGGTTTGAGGACATTAAGCAGGTCGCTCAAGCCGTACACCTTCCGGAACTCTTCGACACTATCAAGCAGAAGTTCGTCGAGTTCAAGGACTTTGTCGTTAACACCTTCGCCCCCAAGGTGAAGGAGGGCGCAAAGAACGCATTCGGCTCTATCGGTACCGCGATGAGTCAAGCGAACTCCAACCTCAAGTCTTATGACATGGGCAAGATCCTTGTCGGGGCCATTGGCGGAGGAGTGCTTATCGCCTTTACTCGATGGATCAACTCCTTTAAGGAGAACTTTGACAAGATCGGAAATGTTGCTGACAAGCTCGGTAACGTCTTCGATAAGCTCGGCGGAGTCCTCGAGGCATTCGAGCAGAAGGTTAAGGCTAAGGCTCTCCTAACGATCGCTATTGCCCTCGGAGTTCTTGCGGGTGCGCTGATCCTGATGTCTCTGGTCCCTGCGCCAAAGCTATTAGTCACTCTTGCGGTCTTGAAGTTCCTATTCAAGATGATGGATGACATGCTTGAGTCCATGACTAAGATGGTGGCCTTCAAGAATGACAGCGTTCGTATTGTGGCTATGCTCATCGCTATGGGCGCAGCCATGATCTTGATGGCGACAGCTGTCAGAATTCTTGCCGGAATGGACCTCAAGGGTGCTGTAGTCGGTCTTGCTGCCATGAAGATCCTGATGATGACCATGCAGGAGTTCATGACCAAAATGGCTGCTACCAAGGGTGTTGAGAAGGGCGCTGGAATCCTTCTTGCTCTTGCTGCATCCTGTGTCATTCTGTCTCTAGCAGTATACACTCTTGGGTCCATGGATACCGGTAAGGCTATACAGGGGGTCGTAACCCTCGCCGCGGTTGTGGCGATCCTGTCTGGGTTCATGATGGTCGTTAGTAAAGACCCCTTCATGGGTAAGGGCGCTGCGATTCTTCTATCGCTGGCTGTCTCTTGCAACATCCTTGTGGCGGCTATCTGGATGCTTGGGACGATGGATACCGGCAAGCTCCTTCAGGGGGTAATTGCTCTTGGCGTTATCATTGCCGAGCTGTCGATTGCAATGGCAATTGCAGGCAGAGCCAATGCTCGAGGCGCCGCTGCAATTATTGCTATGTCTGCCGCTGTTATTGTTCTAACAGGGGCCGTGGCCATCCTTGGGAACATGGATATCATGACGCTAGCCAAGGGTCTCATTGCTCTGGCAGCAGGTCTTGCTATTCTGGCCATTTCAATGGCGGCAGCAGACGCCTTCAAGGAAGGTGGAATTGCTCTAGGGATCGCCTCTATCGCATTCCTAGCCCTGGCCTCAGCAATGAAGACCTTGTCCACGATCACCTGGGGCCAGCTCGCTAT